CGGTAGACTACGGATGAGAATGGAGGCATAGGGGAGTTCTTCGCCCTTGTGATCTTCCATACCTTCCCAACCGAGCATACACCATTCAGCTACAGCAAGACCGAACTCGTTGGAGTCCAGAATGCCGCGCTTGGTGTACGTCTTAGATAAGGTCTTAGCCGTTTCCATATCAATACGCCGATAGTAGAATTTAGCCCCTTGATACTCGAATACGTTCTTCTCTTCGGATTGGATTAAGCGGATAGCCATTTTACTTGCCCCTACGGTTTTTGAGTTGTTGTATTTCTCTAGCTTCCTGCGATGCACCCGACATAGCCTCACTGATGGCTGGCGCATGGTTCTCGATGACCATGAACTTGGTAACCAGACCCTCACGTTCTAAGGGGTCGTTGTATTCCAACTGTAGCAGCTCGAACATCTCTGTCCCAAACATTTTCCAGCGAGAGTACAGCTCGACGGCTTCAACGTTTTCTGGCGACAAGCCACAACCGTCTTCCGATGCATCACCTGGCGAACCACACTCACGTTTGAAGTATGGGCAAGCCTTGATACCTTCGGGACCGTCACAGGGTACTGCGTCAGGGCGGTTAGCCTCCTCGAACTGACCCCTACATTGGAGACAGTCGAATCCTTGTAGCTGAACCTGACCCTGAAGGAAGCGTGTTAGTTTCCCAACTGATCGTCTACTGGAGAGGACTCACGGAGAGCCATATGTAACTCATTGACGAGGTCATCCGGTAGGGCCGGTACTAGGTCCTTACTGAAAGGTATCTCTAGGCCGTCGCCGTCTAAGACGTGTTCCCAATCGATAAGACACCACTGCACCGTTTCAAGCCCTGCAGCATGCTGATCCACAACGCCCCTCTTTAAATGCTTCTTGTTGATGATAACAGCTTGGTTACTACTGATCCTGCGATAGTAAAACCGGCTACCGTCAAACTCAAAGACATTCCTTTCTGTGTCACTAATCAATCGAACCGCCATCATTATACCCCTATAATAATACAATTGAAACTCATGTTGGTGTCTTGGGCTCCAGTGATGATCCGCACTCCGAGGTCGATGTCATAGAAGGCTACAACGGCCAGGGTAGTGGTCACTGAATCTACCTTAACGTTGTAAACGGAGTCACCACCCGTTGGACTAACCAGAACTACAGGGGGGGCCGTGAAACCCGCTAGTGTGAGTTCCATCGTGGTAGCACCAACGCCAAAGGTTACTCCTCCGGGGGAGAGGCCTGCGAAGTCTACACCCGGATTTACCGTGGAGATGGCCCCGTTGAATAGGACATTACCGTGCCATACCTTGACGCCAGTTTTGGTCCCATCGGATAGGAGGGCTCGGTTCATAGCGGATTGCTCAAACTCGGTCACGCCGTCTGTAACGAACAGGGGAGTAGCCATGGTATTTTACCTTTACACTAGTTGGAATACGCCTGTATTGTCAGCAGCCCACCACTCTTGGACGCCGATGTGACCCACACTGGTTTGGAAGCGATAAAACATACCCTCGTTTACTGGGGCCGGTACTAGGGGTGAGCCGTCGATGAGGTCGTACACGACAGCTAAGTTAGAGTAGTCAAGGTCTCCGACATTACCGATACTGAGGATGTGACGTATACCCCCTAGATTAGGGATGTCAAGAACCCAGTCAACCTGGATGGGCAGAGTCTCGCCCACTAAGAGTGTGACAACCGGAGCGGTGTCGGCAAGTATGGTGCTTGCGTTTATGTTACGGGCGAGGTTTACAGTCGGTTGGACACGTATTTCGGGTGAAAAATCATTGACAGACCCGTTGCTCCTGAGGCCCGCCCAGTTATACCTACCTCCAATATTAACGAGGTCCACGGCGCTAGCCATGTAGAAGAAACCCGCGTAATCATTGGTAGTGGCACCGTTAGAACCAGTACCCCGGCGTAATATATTACGTAGGCGTCCCTTAACAAAACCCTTAGAGAAACTCAGGGGGTCTAGGTAGGTGGTTAACGCGTCGTTGGTACCAGTATTACCTACCAGAGAGTAGGACCCAGAGCCAATAATCGGTGTTGAAACGTTTAGTGCGGTAACAAGGGGGGCGTCTGCGATAGTAGTCCAGTCTCCGAAAGCCATGTGTAGCTCCTAGGGAAATAAGGTGTGGACAGCATTGTCATTGATCAATTCGATAACCATCGGGCCACGTCGAGATAGAGTAGGTAGGCCAGTAGTCTCGCTTGTGCTAAGAGCAATGAAGGAATAACTCTGACCAGCTTGTCCTGGTCCGTCGATTGGAACGTCTGCTCCCGTGAACTGAATCAAAGGGAGGTGAATCCGCAGCGTGTAAGGGGTTGAGGTGCCAGGAATGAGGGGTCCCGTAGCCTCTATTAACAACCGTGCTCTCCCGTCGCTATAGGCAATATCTACTATTTCGTTATTGCTGTACCTAGGTAGGGCTAGCGTCCCGGATATTACCACCGCTCCATTCCGTCGAGGCTCCGAGATTCTGAGACGACTGCTGCGTGTGTGGATTGCTGCCAAGCCGTTGTCCAGGCTAAGGGCTACCCCCACAATCTCAAGCTGATTAAGTGAATTATTCGGGTCGGAGTTTAGACTTCCAGACAGGAAACATCTAACATCCTGGTATATGACTCGTTCGGGGTTACATATTAACGTGTTAAGTTGGCTGTTAACCGCGTCATCTGTCGCTATACTGTGACCGACCATGTCCACACTGACCGAGGGGCCTTGTGGCGTGAAGTCGAGATTCATTGAGGCAATGTACATGGACTTCGCCGACCACACTGAGGTGACCTTGTCCACGGCATAGGTTAGTCGTCTAATCTTTTGCGCCCCTGCGATGAGGCCGTCTCCCGCAATGAAACCGTCTCCCGCAAGCCAATCGGTATCGTCGAGGTCTCTTTCCATCTCGAATAGGTGACGGAAGGCTAAACCCCCTTCTACATCTTCAGGCTGGACTGCACCCAACCTACGGAATGCTTGGTGTCCAAGGGTACACCCGAATAAGTCTTCCAACCCAGTGTAGGAAAGATTAGCGGTGAAACCCCCATTGACAGCAATCCCAAGGGTGATTAACTTAGTGGCGAAGGAGTCAGCGTCTTCCGCTCGGTCGATCACTGACTCTTGGTTACGTACTTGTTTGACGTCTTCATTGAGTAAAGGTAGGAGTACCGCCACAACAGCAGGAGAACCGGCTGGGTATTGGGACGTGAACACGGTAGGCTCTCTGACTATCCCTGCCCTAGACTGCTTACCTGATGCCATGGGGGTGACTCCTTTCTATTAGCTCTCTTGCAGCTCGACTTCCGACAGAGGATCGTTCAGGGTCATGAAGGCATTGTCGCCAGCTTGATCCGGGTGAACAGTCGCCGTGATGGAATGCTCAACAAACTCAGGCCCACCAATCTCAGCATCGAATTCCATGAGGATGATGTTCGGCAGGAGGATGGTTTTGGCGTTCACGCCGTCAGTAAAGGAGATACGGACCTGCAAACACTCGTGATCGCGATGCCAATTGATGAACTTGTTTTCTTCATAACGGGGGATCGTGAACTCAAGCGTGGTCTCACGGAAGGCATTTTCCAAGGCTTCCAAACGGTTAGACGAGTTGACTTCAGTGGCGTCCAGTCCACGGTTGATGGACAGAGAGAAATCACTGATCGACACTGCATCCGTTGCCGGGGCCAGCGCATCAGCGAAATCGCCAATCTCGAAGGTCAGGTCTTGGAACAGCGCGAAGTCACCAGGGACCGGCAAGGCCGCTAGCACAGCCGAGGTGTTGATGACAGACGTGTAGCTGGTGTCTACCGCGAAACCACTAAGGTCAACGCGGATACCATCAGAAGGATTACCAGAAATCGTCAGTTCGGAAGCCTTAAACCCGGCATGTTCCCACACGGAAACCGTCTTCTCGATGGCAACAGTCAGGGCATCACCGTCGATGGATGGGTCCAACGAGTAGGTGTTGGTGCCAATGACAGGCGTATCTAGGAGCAACTGCCCGAAGAAGTGCTTGAGCAAGAGTTGGGCGAGCTGGTAGCGGAGATGGAATTCGAATCCACCCTCGGCAATCAACGTACCCTGTTGGGACTTCGGTCGTGCGGCTGGTCCGCAGAGGCTGTTGTCTTGGACGTGATTGAATTGAGCCTTGATTGACTCAGAGATGTAAGGGACTTTTTCGGTTACGACTACTGGCGTTCCGGGGATAATCTCTTCCCCGATGCCCATGATGGACTGAAAACCGTGCGCTGCTACCATTGTAAAATCTCCTGGTTAGCGAAAAGTGTTTTGGAAGACGCGGTGCTGGACATCGGTCGTTAACTCGGCATGGTGCACCAAGCAACCGGCAATGTAGCGATGATCTTCGTCAACTAATTGGATGGGTCCTTGGATTTCCGCCAGGCACTCAAGCCTTAACGTACCTTGAAACCGTTCGAGAACATCGTCAACAATCTTATCGAAGACTCTCTGGCTATCGTTCTCGTCGTCTAGTGTATACCAGAAGTCAAACACCACGTTGGTATTGACCAGATATTCACAACTGGAAAAGAATTCCCTCACCTGACTTACGCGGGTGACTGTCCAGGCATTGATTTTACCACTGCCCTCTTCTTGGAATTTCTTCTTGAAACGCTCCTCGTTAGAGAAAGCGTCGAAACGGAGCCGGTTATGAATCCGACCCACTGATGGTACAGCAGCTAATTCTGCGACTAATTGATCACAGAGTACGTCCCAATCGATTCTCACTGTTGGTGCGACACCGGCCATTAGTTGAGCCTCCTAGCAATATTGTCTGCGGCCTTGTCGAACAAACGTTGGATGTGTGGCGATAGAGCGGCTTCTGTCCTCTCCGACATACCCAAGCCAGGCTTAGGATGATTAGGGGAGGGTGTCCCTTGCTTCTGAATGTTCTTTTGAATAGGGTATGCCAGTTTCTCGTTACCCAGCACAGCGGCAGCCCATGCCTTGAGTTTAGCGATACTGACCCTACGGGGAGGACCACCTTTGTCTACAGTCGAGGCGTAAGGGGCCTGCCAGCGGAGAGTCCCAACAGCTTGTACCGTGGCTCGCTTGTCTACACGAGTGACGATTGAACCTTTGAGGTTGGCGGTAGCGCCTACGGGTGACAACTTCTGGGCTATTTCTCTACCCCGGAGGAGTACCAAACGTAAAGCCTTACCCATCTCGTCGGCGGTGACCCTGATGCCTTCAGCGGAGTTCTTCGTGAGCCACTTGGCTTTCCGGGTATCTACTTTTACGCTAACTCTTACGGCCATTACTTGTTGACCTCGATGAGCATGTCGGCTGTGAAGCCCCACGCGATAATGTCAGAGGCGTCGAACCGTAAGCGGAGATACTCGCCGTGGTTAATCAGGTAGAAGTCATCTTCCACAAAGTCACCGGTCTGAACGATGTCCTGATGGACTAGCATCTCGCCGTCCACGAAGCCACTGTTCCTGAGTGCATGCCAGGTCTCGCCGTCCTTGGAAGTCTCTAAATAGAGTCGGCCTAAACCAGGACTCTCAACGATAGAGGTGATACACAAGGCCAGACGACCACCCCGGATACCCGGAACATGGAAGGGGCCAATAGTCTTATCATCGTCGAATGTTAGAGTACCTGTCCCGTGGACCTCGTAGACTGCCGTAAATGGCCTTTTAGGCCTTGGCGAATAGCAGGGGTCGGGCTCTATGCAATAAATGGACTGAAGGCCCGTTCTCGTCGTCCTGAGGGGTATCCCCGTAGGGAGATGTACTTCGCCCTCTTGGTCGGCTAACACAGTCAAGGGGGTGACCTTTTCGCCTGTAGGCTGAAAGA